TGATGTAGCCAATATAGAGAAAAGAGCAAAAAATCCTTCTATGTTTCAAAAAGTCTTTAGTGGACAATCTATAGAACAGGAGGCTATAGAAGCCTTTGCTGCTAAAAAGAAACTTGACCAGCAACGTGATGAACTCAAAACATTTATTATGTTTACTCATGGAACAAAAGCATGGGATGAACTTATAGGTATGGAGGGTCAAATCCGTAAACGGAGGCAAAAAGAAGTATATGAAGCGCAAGAACGTAAAGAGAAAATTATATTCTGGACTATTGGCATTTGTACCTTTGGCATCGGCCTTGCTCTCCTCATTGGCCTTACTTATGGTCTCGTCTTGCTTGACAGACGCACATGAGCATTACAGAAGGCCAACTCTTGACAACGGGGGGTATACAATTTGCCGACTTAAAAAGATTGAAAAAGTACATGAATCATTTAGAGGAAAAACAACAAGACAATATTGGTGCTTATATGAAGGAGCAAACGGTAGTGGGGGAATCGAAATCATGGAGAGCATTGACGCTTGCCCTCGTGAGATCGTATGTCTTTACGACCCCAAAGACAAAAGAGTTACAATCAAAGACCTAATGAATGCAATGAAGGATGCGTTTAAATGACACAAAAGAAATTTCAAAAAGACACTAAATTCTCAGAATATGACCTAGACGGTGACGGAATAATTACAGACAAAGAAATTGAACAAGAAGAAAGAATGATTCGTGTAAGGGATCAGGATTTAATGGCAAATCAACAACGATATATTTGTTGGGTTTCTTCTATTACTTCAATAGGTTTAATCTTATTATCAATGAGTCCACTTATTCCTGATAACCGTATTGAGATGGTCACTGCTTTACTAAGCACCTATGTCGTTGCTAATCTTGGTATTGTGTCCGTGTTTATGGGTGCTACTGCTTGGAGTAGAGCAAAAGAGAATGAAAAAGGTTAATTTTCAATCAATAGCTTTAGGAGTATATCTTTTTATATGTTTATTTGATTTTGTACTCGTTCCTGTATGGTATGGAGTAAATAGACCAGAAATAGCAAATTTTATAGATATAATGAATACAATGGAAAATGCTCAACTTCAGATGGAATTAATGAGAAAGATGACAGATCATCACGATCCGTACACTTTAATGGGTGGGGGTTTGTTTCATTTGTCATTTGGTGCTATACTGACAGGTAGCGTTCTGAACAGAAAGCCGAAGGAAGAATAATGATGGTTGAAAAAGGCTATGCTTAAGAGTATGATAGGGGCAAGAAAGAAAAAGGGATAAAATGAGTGTATTAACAAGTTTAGTTGGCCCAGTAACAGGTCTTTTAGATAAGTTTATTGAGGACAAAGATCAGAAAGCGGCCTTGGCTCACGAGATAGCCACTATGGGAGAAAAACATTCTCAGGAGGCTATGCTTGCACAACTAGAAATAAATAAAGCCGAAGCAGCTTCAGGATCGTTATTTAAGGGCGGATGGCGGCCCTTTGTGGGTTGGACATGCGGTATTGCTTTTGCATATCATTTTGTGTTCCAGCCATTATTAATATTTATTTTTGCCTACATTGGGTTAGAAACACCTGATTTACCTGAATTTGATGTAGGTACATTGTTGCCTGTTCTGGGCGGTATGCTCGGAATCGGAGGTTTGAGGTCATACGAAAAGACAAAAGGATTAACTAAATGAAAGAAAACTTTACAAATAGTTTAGCTATGCTACTTCATCACGAGGGTGGGTATGTAAATCATCCTGAAGATCCAGGTGGGGAAACAAATTTAGGTGTAACTAAAAGAGTGTACGATGAATGGGGAGGAGAAAAGAATATGAAAGACCTTACTCCAGACGATGTAGCACCTATTTATAAAGAAAATTACTGGAATCGACTCAAATGTGATGACCTCCCTAGTGGTTTGGATTTTTGTGCGTTTGATTGGGGTGTGAACAGCGGGACAGGTCGTGCAGCTAAAGCACTACAAAAAGTTGTAGGTGCAACTCAAGACGGAGCAATAGGCCCAAAAACTCTTGCATTAATTAACGCACAAGACCCTAAGTATATGATCGAAGAGTTTGGTAGAATACGTCAAAATTTTTACGAAAACTTATCTACATTTAAAACCTTTGGAAAAGGTTGGACTAGAAGAAATAAAGAAACAACACAAGCATCTCTAACAATGGTACAGTAACATGCCTCTAAAGAAGTTAGCTTTTAAACCTGGAGTAAATCGTGAGAATACTCGCTATAATACAGAAGGCGGTTGGTATGAGTGCAATAATATACGTTTTAGACAAGGTACACCCGAAAAAATAGGTGGGTGGACACGGGTAACTACAACTACGTTTGAAGGCACTGCAAGATCTATATTTAACTGGATTACTTTGGCTAACCAGAATTTAGTAGGTATTGGTACTAATCTTAAATTCTATATAGAAAATGGTGGTAATTTTAATGATGTAACACCTCTTAGAAATACTACTTCTGCAGGAGATATTACTTTTAGCGCATCAGATACTACGTTAAGCTCGGCTGTTTCTTCTACAAGTGCAACTACTATAGCACTTACAAGCACTAGTGGGTTTCCGTTATCAGGAAAAATATTAGTTGGTAGTGAAGCTATAGATTATACAGGTATAACTGATAACACGTTAACAGGTTGTACCAGAGGCGCTTCATATCTTGTATCTGGTACTTCTACTAGTACAACTGCAGCTACGCATAGTTCAGGTGCAGGTGTAACATGTTTTACTTTAATTGTTACAGATAGTAGTCATGGAGCTACCGCAGGAGATTTTGTAACATTTAGTGATGCTCTTACATTAGGTGGTAATATGGGAGCAGATATTCTAAATTTTGAATACCAGATAGAATCTGTAGAAACTGATGACACTTATACAATACTTGCTAAAAGCTATAGTGATACAACACTAACTTTTACTAATGTTGCTTCTACATCTTCAGATTCAGGTAGTGGAGGTAGTTCTACTGTTGGAGTATATCAGATAGTTTCAGGAACTACTTCTTCTACTGAAGTTACAGGTTGGGGTGCAAGTTCATGGGGAGCTGGCCCTTGGAATACGGGAACATCAAGCCAAGAAGAACTTCGTGTATGGTCACAGCAAAATTTTGGAGAAGATCTAATATTTGGATATCGTGGGGATAAATTATATTATTGGGATGCAAGTGCAAGTGATCCTCTTAATACCAGAGGTGTTCCTCTTACGGGTCTTGCAGGAGCATCTGCTGTACCTACTGCACAAAATTTAATTGTTATATCTGATATTAATCGTTTTGTATTTGCATTGGGTACTAATGCTATAGGAAGTAGTGTTTTAGATCCTATGTTGGTTCGGTGGTCAGACCAAGAAAGTGCTGTAGACTGGACTCCTGCAGCTACTAATCAGGCAGGTAGTATTCGATTATCTCGTGGAACTGAAATTGTAGCCGCATCTCAAGCTAGACAGGAAATGCTTGTTTGGTCTGATTCTTCTTTATATTCTTTACAATATGTAGGTGCAGGATCAGGTGTATGGGGTGCTACAATCGTTGGTGAAAATATTTCTATAGCTTCTCAAAATGCTGTGGCTTATACCAATGGTGTTGCTTACTGGATGGGTAAAGATAAATTCTACATGTATGATGGTAGAACTAAACCTTTACCTTGTGATTTACGTAAACATGTGTTTACAGATTTCAATACCGATCAATATACACAAGTATTTGCAGGGGGTAATGAGGCTTTCCATGAAGTTTGGTGGTTTTATTGTTCTAGTAGTTCAGATGCTATAGACAGGTATGTTGTTTTTAATTTTCTAGAAAATATATGGTATTATGGCTCTATGGCTAGAACTGCATGGTTAGATTCTGGTCTTCGTTCTTACCCATTGGCTACAACATATAACAATGTTTTGGTAGACCATGAAAATGGTATTGATGATAATGAAACAGGTACTACTGCGGCCATATCTGCTTATATAACTTCTTCAGATTTTGATTTAGATGATGGGCATAAATTTATGTTAATATCTCGTATGATGCCTGATATATCTTTTGAAGGATCTACGGCTAATAGTCCTGCTATAGCTATGACGTTATATCCCCATGCTTCTTCTGGTTCAGGACGTAATTCCCCTGTTTCAGAAAGTGGTACAAACACAGGCACTGTAACACGTACAGCTACGTCACCTGTAGAAGCTTATACAGATCAAATACATACCAGAGTTAGAGGACGACAACTGTCAGTAAAAATAGAATCTAGTGCTACAGGAGTACAATGGCAGTTAGGCGCTCCAAGACTTGATATGCGCCCAGATGGAAGAAGATAATGGCTGAAGATGTTAAAATTGTCGCACCTGCATTACCATATGCCCCTAAAGATTATGAAGAAGTTTATTTTAATCAGTTTAATGCTATACTACGTTTGTATTTTAACCAATTAGATACTGTAGTAAGAGATGCTTCTTTACATGAAAAATCTGATGCTGTGGGGTGGTTTTTAAGTTAATGGCTAATACTTATACAAATGCAAAAGTAGATTTAACTTCAACAAGCGCAACAACGTTATATACTTGTTCTGCTACAGCTACAGCTATTGTTAAATCTATACTTGTATCTGAAGACTCAGGAAACGCTGATACTATAACTCTTACACTTACAAGTGGTTCTGATGTATATAGCTTGTTTAAAACTAAATCTATATCAGC